CTCTAACTAATTTAATGTAATTAACATAATCTTGAGGAAGTATCATGGATAAAGTATTAGGAACTTCTATTTCCTGAGATTTAAAAGATTTTAATACGTCGTAAGATAATTCTTGTATAGCACGCATAGCATGAAACTGAACATCAGTTCTATTTATTTTAGATATTATTTTACCCTCCCCAACATATATATACATAAATGCATCTATAATATTCTGCATAGTAGTAAATTGATAATTACCGTAATTAGCAGAGTTATTAGCGTTATAATATGTTGATTGAGTTGTTCCGTCTAGTAATCCCATAATTAGCTATTTTGTTGTTGTTTAATTAATTGCATGTCTTGCATTCCAGCTTGTTGGATTTCCGGTTTTTGAATTGTTACACCAGCTAACATTAATATTCTTGATACTAAGTTTTCTTCTTCACCAACGTGTAATTGGAAGTTTGTAGAATTACCCGCATCATATAGTGCTTTTTCTCCAGCTACAACATAAGCCCAATTAGGTGTTGATGGCGCGGTATAATAACTAACTTCAAATCCTTCGGAATCAAGTACGCCATCTGGTGGTACAGTAGAATCCGTGTCCCAAGTTGTAGCGTCTGCTGGTGGGTATACTGTAACTGAGCCAGCGTCTTCTCTTACAAAAACAGATCTAGTTAAAGTTGCTTTAGTAAGTGGGTTTGCTTCAGTGTAAGCTATTTGTGTTTTATTAACTTGTGATAATTGTGTTCCATTTGCCCTAGTAATACTAATTATTTTATGAGCAGCTGGCAATGCTAATGTACCAGCTTCAACAGGCACAGTAGTGTCAATATGAAACGGATGTAATTTTTCTTCTAACATTTCTACTTCATCTGCATAAAACATTTGATCGTTAGGTTTTCTTTGAGCAGTTTTAAAACCGTGGAAATAATTATCAAATATTTCATTCTGAGCTCTATCCGCAAATAGATTAAATTCTTGAGGTGTTATATAACCTCTTTGTTCTTTATTAGCTAGCGCTAATACTTTTTGATATACGTTGTCTACGTTTACAGCCATAATTATTTTTGTTTATAAGGGAACTGATTATTTAGCCACTTTTTTCTTTTATCACATCCACACTCTTTGTATCCCGTTGCTCTCATAGCTAATTCTGTTAAACTTTTTATACCAGTTGCTCTAGTAAATTTTTCAACAGTATCCCCAAGTCCTTTTGATTTACTCATATTATTATATTTTATACTATATTATAGTTACATAATAAAGCGAAAGGTTAGCACTTAAATAAAAATAGCCACCCAAAATGAGTGGCTATTAATATTGTTTAAAAATTGCTAATCCATTCTTTTTTCTATATTAGAATAAATCTCCATACCTTCATCAGTTCTAAACCAATGAGCTAGCGCTGTATATGGATGTTCTTCAAAAGGAACCGTCATTAACTTTCTATCAGTTGATCCCCACATAAAATATCTTTGATCTTGTGATAGTTTTAGTATACCAGCCTCAACAGCTTTAATACCAAAGTTTCTAAGTTGAACATTTTCATCGCTGATTAATTCTATAAATAATTTAGGATTCCTTTTAGCAAATAATAATAAATCTCTTTTTAATTCTTTAGAGCTTAGATTATTAACTTCAGATCCAACTTCAACTCTCATTATAGCTTCGGCTGTATCTATATCTACATTTTTAGCTAAAGTTAAAGCCTCTACTTCAAATTCTAACCAGTCTAATTGGTTTTCAGCAATTTTAACGGGTTTGTGTTCATAAAATAACTGACCGTTATGTGGGTGATATAGTGATAAAAACTTTTGTAAAGTTGTTTTTTCTTTTGGAACAAATAAACTTCCACTTCTAAAAACAACATGTTCTAATCTTTGGTCACCTTTCATTTCGTCAACAAAAACTGTTTTTTGATTTTGACAGTATTTTATTTCCCTTTCATAACCTTTTTCTTCATCAAACCAAAATAAATTTGATGCTCTTATAGAATATGATAGTGGTTTATTTTTACTTTTTAAATAATAAACTCTATCTTTTATTTCCCATTTTGGTTTAGCTTTTGCTTTAGGAGCCTCAACCTTAGGTTGTTCAACAACCATTGTCTCTTCAACTATAGGTTCTTCAACCTTAGTTATTTTTTTCTTTGCCATAATATAATATATAATATAATTAATAAAAATATAAGGGCGATGCTAGACCGCCCTTATAAATAAATAGTCTTACTTCATCATCATAAAGTTGTTAGCACCTTGAGTAACTAAACATCTTTCAGATAAAAAGTGTAACTGCATTGCATCTAATGCTGATGTAGCAGCTCCAACAGAACCAGTAGTCCAAGTTTTCATTTTTCTATTGTCTGTTTTAGAAGCTCTATATCTAACATGCAAGAATGGTCTTTTTAAGTTTTTACCCATAGTTTGGTCATAAACTGTAGAAACACCTGCTGGTATCATAACACCTCTAATCGCAGAAGATCCTGCAACAGCGTTAATACCACCTCTTGTAGCTAGATCATTTAAGTATCTAAAATCAGATTTATAGAAATCATAAGAACCTCTTCTAAATCCTGAGAAACCTAAATTTAATGCCATATCTTCGTCATTTTCAAATACTCCATAAGAAGTACCTCCAGCGCCGTAAGAATTCATTGAAGCTAACATATCGTCAACAGCTAAACTAGTTGATCTGTTAACAAACATCATGTATTCTTCAATAGCACCTTGCTTATCAAACTCAGCTAATATAGCGTCAAACTCAGCTAAATCAGTAGCAGCATTAACACCAGTTACTCCAGAAGTGATATTACCTCTTTTTTCTATAGCGTCAAATAAACCTTGCGTACCGATAGCATCACCATCACCAGCGATAAAATCATCAGCGTCGTTAGCGCCAGTAGTACCGATTCCACCACCATAGTTGTGTGCAGCATCAGAACCAATAACACCTTCAATCATTGCCATTTCTAAATAGTCATTAAATCTTGCTCTAGTGTCAGCTTCAGCTTTTAGGTACCAAAGGTAACCAGATTGACCAGCTTCTGCCGCAACTTCTACCCAACCAATTCTTGATGCATCAGATCCTGATACTTCATAATAATCTTTTAAGATAATTGGTTTGTTAGAAAAAGATTTGAATGACGGTTCGTTACCACCTCTTGAGTTTTCTGTCATAGAAGCAGCAGAGTTAGTATAATAACCTGTTCCTTTACCGTATTCAGAACCATAAACTAATATAGTAGTTGCAAAATCTGCTGTATTACCAGATGTTGGTATTTGAGTACCATCATAAGTTTTAATAGTAATATTAAGACCAGTAATGCTTGTTGCTATACCTTTGTAAACACCAGTTGGTGCCGCAACGATAATAGTGTCATTTACTCTAACGCCGTGTGATGTCATTGTATTACCGTCAATATCTTGTTGAACAGTAATAACGTCATTACCATCTATATCACACTTGTAAGATAAATGTAGTCTACCCTGCTCAGACCAAATAACTTGATCAGATTGCATAGCCTCTTCCGCTCCAACTTTAGATAAAAAACCTGAAATAGTTCTCGGTCCGAAAACTTCAGCCTCTTTTTCCATTAAGTCAGGCAGGTATTGTTGAGCCCAACCTGCAGTGGTTGTACTCGTAAAGTCGATATAATTTGTAGATAGTGTTTGCTGTATTGGAGCTGGAACACTATTCAAATTAAGTCCTGCTGTAATTGCCATAATTTATAATTTTTTTAAGTTAATTTTTCTTTCTAATTTTAAAAGATCTGTTTTTCATATCAGCAGAAGATTGACCTAGTGCTTTAACTTTAATACCACCAACGTTTGTTTCGCCGTGAGTTTGTCTAGCATCTACGTTTATATTTCTATCTTTAACAATTCTATCTTTAATAGCATCTGACTTACCTTGCTCATAAAAATGTTTAGCAATAGCATCTGCATTCATAGCTGTAAATAAAGATTTATGATAACCCGCCGCGTCGTCAATAGTTGATTTATCTTTACCAACAAATTTATTAACAAAATTATTAATGTTGCTTTGAGTTGTCTTTACTTTATCAACGTCTTTTACATTAAACCTATATTTTTTGTCTCCAACATTGTATTCAAAACCTTTGAAATCTTTATTGAATAAACTATTAGTTTTATTTAAAAACGTTCTTTTACTTGTTTCAGATAACTTCTTTTGATTTTCTTGATCTTTATTGTAATTATGATAAAAATTAATAGCCTCTTGTTGTTCAGGAGTTAACTTAACTCCAGCTTTAATTTCTTCATAGTATTTAGACTTTTGCCTGTCTAAGTGGGCTTTAGCCTCGGCAACTTGCTCTTTAAGGGCTATTTTCTTTTTACGAATTTCTCTTTCATCATCAACATCTTCATTTATACTGAATTTGTCTTCTAATAAGAAATTTCTTTCTTCAGCTGATAAATGAGATTTCGTTATTCTATAATATTCATCTAATACATCTGAGTCGTCCATATTAGATAAATCTCTATTTAAGTTTACGTAGTCTTGTAAATCACCACCAGTTTCATTTATAAACTCTACAACCTTTTGAATATTTTCAGGTAGTGGCTTTCCAGGTTCAACAGTTTCAGTAGAAGCTTCTTCTATATTCTGTTCAACCGGTTCTGTTGTTTGTGTTTCTTCTACAACCTCTTCCATTACAGGTTGTTCTTGTTGTACGTCTTTAACCTCTTCTATAATTTCTGGGCTTTGTTCTACGTCTTGTGTTTCTTCTACAACCTCTTCTGCTATTGGAGGTGGTTGACTTAAATCTACTTTTAAAACGCTATCGTCTCCAGCGCTTTCAAATTTAGTTTCGTCTATAACGTTCTCAACTTCTTGTTCTAAAGATTGTTCGTTATTTTCTTCAGTTACCTCTTCAGTAACTTGTTCATTTAGTTCTTCCATAATAAAATTTTATAAAATATTAAAAATTAAAAGATTACATTCCTGCATCTCCGGTAATATTATCATTACCTGATGATTCAAAACCTTTAAGTGGAATACCCCCACTTTTTCTATCAATCATCTGTTTTTGATGAGCAGCCTGCATATCCACCCTTTGATCTCTTCTATCTTCTCTCATTCCTTCAAGACGTGTAGATGTTTGCTGTTTCATCATTTCTATTTTAGAGTTTAGCTCAAACTCATAAGCCATCAATTGTTTTTTAGCTTCTACTTCAGCTTGTAAATATTGTACCTTTAGTTGATTTTTAGTTTGTTCTAATTGCGCATCAGCTTGTGCTATACCTTGCTTTTTTTGTACCTCTGCTTGCGCTGCGGATTGCTGTGCTTGTTGATTAGCTTGAGATTGTTGTTGTATATTTTGTTGCTGCATTTGCTGCTCTCTGTCCTGCTTTTTCTTTCTTTTTACTTTAAGCATTTGATTAGCTAATTTAACGTTTCTTATATTACGTAAATCAATAGCGTCATCTAAATCTATAGATTGCTGCTGTAAAGAAACTTGAATATTATTTTCAAGCATTTGTTTTTCTTCATCATCAGGCATTAACTCTATAAATATACCAAAATCGTGAAGATGTAGATTTTTCATTTCATCTAATGTAGCCACGTTATGAGCACCTAAAGCTCTAATAAAAGCATCTTTTGTTGGTGAGTATTCTATTATATCTGCTATACGTAGCGATAAACACTCAGCCACTT